TAGCCCAGGTTCTGTGATGTACCCCAAAACCGGAAGGGCCGCTTTTGACGAGAACCAATTCAGAAGACCGCCACCGGAACCACCGGAACCGCCTTCGAATACGCCACCACCAAACGGCATTGTCGGAGGTGTCGTCATACCCCAGTGCACATGGTGATCATGCCGGCCAGCTTGAGCCAGCGTGTAAAACTGGCCAAATGCACCAACATTCGCACCATTTTTGATGTTCCCCGCCCAGCCAGGAGCATCGTAAATAAGCTCTGCTGATCCAGGATAGGTGGTCGCAATATCGTGTGCTAGAGCTAATTGAGCTGGTGTGTTTCCTGATCCGTTAGACCAGTCAGTGGCCAACCCTGCTCCGTGCATGCCACCACCGGGTCGTTGTCCAGAGGTCATTTGCAGCATCGGATACTTCTGCGACACGATGTTGATCATCGCATCGATGACGCCACCGCCTGCGAAGTTACCCAGCCAGCCGGTAAGAGCGGACTCTGCACCATGCTTCTCCTGTGGCATGAGCGCCGCTTGGACTGCAGAGGCGCCACCAACGCGAGCTGTCTTATTCAGCTTGTCCCACGTGGACTTTCCGCCAAGACCATCAACCAAATTTTGGTGAGCAATACCTTCGCCACCGGCAAGGCCGATGCCGTAACGACCATCTGTGGAGACAAACTTAATATTGTCCCGATCAACTGACCGCGCTCCTGGAACGATGCTGGCGGTGCCTGACGCATAGTTACCAAGCCACGCTGGTGTGAATGGTTCTTTCGTATCAATTCCTGGAAGGAACTCAGCGATCTTATTCCACGCTGCGAGGATACCATTGTTCCAGACTGTATCGATGACAAACTTCACGGGTTTGGCAGCAGCTGCTTTCAACCCATCCCAGATTGTTCCGATGCCCTCAACTGCGGTTTGAAATATGCCCTTGAGCCAGTCCAATGCAGAAGATAAACCACCAAAAACGGTCTCCTTGATCCACACATAGCCTGCATGCAGGGAGCTTCCCATGTCATCCCAGCGGTCACTTATCCATTGCAGAACTGGTTGCACTACCGATGAGTACAACCAGTTCAGTGCCGCGCTCAGCGCATCCCAGGTGGGTTTAATGACGGCGTCATATACTTTGCGAACTGCGTCGCCAAGTGCCTGCCAGGCTGCGGAAATCGCCGAGAATACCGGCATGAGAACATTCGTCCACATCCACGTTGCAGCATCTTGCAATGCCTGCCACGCAGTTTTGATGACGTTCTCCCAATACCAGGCGATGCTTTCTGTGAGAAGCTGCCATCCGGAAGAGATCCACCTGAAGACTGGTGAAAGGACAGAATCCCACATCCACTGACCTGCAGCACTAAGGGCATCCCAAGCGGGTTTAATAATATTCTCCCACGCTGTAGAGATACCCCACGACAGTGCTTCCCAGGCAATAAGAAATGGGGCAAAAACAACAGTTCCAATGACCGCAATCGTCGTCTGGACAACCTGCCAAACAGCGTCAAAGACAGGCTTAAGAACTGAGTTCCATACCGACATGAAGGCATTGGAGACAGATTCCCACGCAGATTTCAGCAGTTCGAATCCAGCCGAGAGCTTATCTTTCACCCAGTCCCAGGCAGTTCCAATAGCTCGAGTGAATGCCTCCCAAGCTTTCTGGCCCGTTTCGGTCTGAGTGAAAAAGTAGGTAAGTGCCGCAACAACGCCAATGACAGCTGCAGCGATCGCACCGAAAACCGTTGCTTTGGTGGCCCTATCAAAAATCGTTGTGACAACTGTCGCGATCTCTGTCGCAGCAGAATAAGCTTTTGTCGCCGCAGTCCAGGCAGTTACTGCAGCAGCGGTTGCACCAATGCCTACAGCGAGAGGAGTCAACCATGTGCTGTTGTCTCTCGCCCAGGACGCGACCTTCTCCCCTGCATCCCACAGCTTCATAAAGCCATCGCTTGCAAGAGAGGAGACCGTGCCCTTGAGAGTGTTCATTCTGCCCTCAAGCGAATTCGCCATCTGGTCAGCCATCGCCTGAGATGCACCTGCTGCGCCCTGCATGCCATCGCCCAACCCAGTCAACCCATCCAGAAAATCTGGAATCTGATCGACAGAGAGATCTTCTAATGGTGTGCCAAATAGTGCGATGGCCATGTTTGCACGCTCAGCTGGATCTTCGATGTCTTGAAGTCCGCCGGCGGTTTTCATCAAAGCTTCTTGAGCTTCTTCACCACCCGTGGCCACCATGCGTGACATTTCCGCAGCATTCAAGCCAATGGCTTCGTACGCTTCCACTGATGTGGTGGACATATCAGCGCCACGAATGGTGAATTCTTTCAAGCTGTCGCCAGTTTTATCTAGCGCAAACTTTCCCTTTTCAGAGGCGCTGACCAGTAGACTAAACGCTTCTTCACCATTAAATCCAAGCGCTCTGAAGTTCGTTCCGTACTCATTGAGGATCTCAGGCAACTCATCGCGCATGGCGACTGGAACACGCTGGAATGCCGTCGTCATCAAGTCCGCGGCGTTCTCGACGTCGGAAGCTAATCCGTTTTGAATAAGCTGTCCTGCAGTCTGCACAGCTTCCGGCATATCAACATCAAAGGTCTTCGAGAACGCCAGAAAGTTATCACTTAGCTCCGCAGCAGTCTGCTCACCTTCAAATCCGAGATACCCGAACTGCTGGTTGAGACCCTGAATTGCACTCGCGGCTTCCTCAGCATTCGAGGCAATTCCGCCAGACAACGCTTCATGGACTTCCCCACGAAATAGAGCAGCAGAATCGCCAGTCAAACCCATCTGGCGTTCCATCTTGCCGAGCTCAGCTGTGACTTCTATGCCTTCGGCAATCAGCCCACCAAGGCCGGCAATGCCAGCAAGCGCGCCGATCTTTCCGACTGCACCTTGAAACGCATCACCAAGCCTGCCGACGCCTGACTCCATATGGTCAAGATCTCCGGCCAGCTGCTGTGCTTCACGCTGCTGTGCCTGAAACTCTTTAGTCGTCAAAGATGTCTGAGTATCCAACCGCTTCTGAGCAGTAAGTACCTGTTCGGACTTTGATGCAGCATTTTCCTGTGCATCTCGGTATGACTTCGTCGCAGACTCGACTTTGTCGAGAGCTTTACGATGTCCCTCAATCGCAGTCTCTACCCGATTTTCAGCCTTGATCTTCGTCTCAGCAGCAGACAGCGATGCTGATTCAACCTTGCGCTCGAGCTCTGCGATCTCTTCACTAGTTGCTTTGCCCGATTCACGTGCCTGATCCAGCTTGCGCTGTGCATCTGTGACCTTCGCTTTGCTGTCTGAGATCTGCCGATCCCGTGCTAGCTCAGCAGCAGCAATAGATTGCTGCCTTCGTTCAGCTGCATCACGCTCAGCCTGAACCTTCTTCTCAAGATCCAGGACCTTCTGCGTCGCTTCTTGCTCACGCTCACGTGCCTTCTTCAGCGCATAGGACGCATTATCAGCAGCTTTAGCCATCGCATCTTCAATGGACTGCGCAGCTTTCGCCGCGGACTTCGCTGCCGGTGCCTCAAAACTCGCCGACAACTTCTTCGCAATGCCGTCCAACGACGGAATAATGGGAAGAGTTGCATAGCCTACAACCGCCATAGCTACCTCCTATGTGGTGTTGAATTTCGCTTGACGACGCGCTCTAGCAGCACGAGCACGCGCCATATGCGGCGCCATCGTCTGCTTCTTTTTCAGGTCACTAAGCTGCTTACGAATTGGGTGAGCTTTACCAGTCAAGGCCTCCGGAATATCCATCAAGCGCTGATCTGCAAACGTGTGACGTGGCTGGTCACGGATAACCGCGACAAAAGCCGAACCTTCTCGCAACTGATAGACGAGGTTTAAGACTTTCCGCGTTGAGATGTCACCTCGATACCAATCAAGAATGTCTACCCCGTAGACCTCCAGTAGATCGGCTTCAACTAGATCAATGTGCTCAATGATCTTCGGGTAGAGACCTATTTTCCCTGGACGCCAGTGGCCTCCGCCCAAGCAGTCGTGATCTCCATAAATTCCTCAACAGTGGGATCCAGCTCATCGACCTTGGCTAGCTGTTCTGCTCCCAACATCATCTCCGTCAAGATTGAGACTGCCTCAGGGTCTTTCCGCCCCAAAAACCGTGTCGCTCTACGCGGGAGCTTCATCGGATCACGAACAACCGTGACATCAATTTCCTGGCCACCAATGGTGACAGGAAACGTGACATATTTTTCCTCGGCCGCTTCCGCTGCCAATGCAGCGTCTACACCTGGCCGTGTGGTCTTTTTCGATGGTGCCATAAGAACTCTCCTACTGATTGGTGATATTGGATGGGGTGACGATGGCAGCAACGAGAGCTCCAACAGCAGCTGCACGAACGTGCTCGCTGGCAACGCCTTCCTGAATTAGATTTCTGTCGAACCTCGCAACGATGATGTGAAGATCTTCCACTTCACCGACGGCTGGGTTTGTTCGTTCTGCCAATGACGCAGCAACTTGAGCACGCATGCGAGGAGGACAGACTCCTTGTCGATCAATGCCAAGTCGTACTGCTTCGGCATCAATCTCTGTAGACGTGGGCATAGCCATTGATACGTCCTTCATTTCTTAGTTAAAAAGGGCGCGCCGTTTACGCCCGGCGCGCGAGGGCGTGAGTGAGTTATCCGCCGGTTGGTGGAACGATTGCTTCACCGTTGATATCGAGTGGAGCTTCTGCGGTGGAGAGGCCCTTGATTCGGATTGGGGTGAAGGTAGTTACGGCTCCGGTGGCTGAGTCGATTTGGAGGCGATCGAAGATGGCGCCGAGGCCGTCGGTGAAGTGAGTGACTTCGAATGCGGTGCCTGCGAATTCTTGGGTCTTGGAGATGTCGGGGGCGAAGACTCGGGCTTTCTTTCGGGTGATGAGGATTTCGGTGTCGCCATGTTGGTTTGTGGTTTCGTAGGCGAGGTGGACATATGCAGGCTTAGGAACGACGATGACGTGTGCTGTCGAGCCTGGGTTGATGAGATATCGGGTGATGTTGTTGTCTTCCAGTGCGGTGAATCCGCCAGTGGATCGGAACCCGTAGTCCGCGGCGTCAATGACACCGGTGCCCCATCCGGATGCTTCAGTGGTGGAGATTTCTCGGTTTTGAGTGAATCCTGCGGATCCATCGAGCACTCCAGAGAGGTCCCAGTCTGCTCCGAATGTGCCATCTGCTTCGACTTGTGGTTCGTCTTCGAGGGAGACGTATACGTTTGCGCCTACCCAAATGTCTGTCTTAGTCATGAGTTGATTCCTTTCGTGAGGCTTCTACGGTGTATCCCGCAGATGCGATGTAGTGAGTTCCTTCTCCGTCGCCGTCTTTGATGACGATGAGGCGTTGGCCTGGTCGGATAGCAAAGCCAACGCCAAGTGTGCTGTATGCCAGGAGCAGGGCATCAATGATGTCCATGAGGCTGACGGCTTCAGGACGTGATTCGGCGTGGAGGATGACACGGATTGCTTGCCCTGTGTGTACTGGGGAGCTGATGGGGGTGCCGTCTGATTCCACGACGATGTGTGGTCCGTCGGCTTGTGCTGACCATTTCGGAGGAAGGTGGTCAGTGGTTGGGACGTCTTCGATGATTCGACTGAGTAGGGTGATGATGTCTGTGACTCGGTCGCCGGCTGTTCGGATGTGGAGGTCAGACACGGTAGCGTTTCACCTCGAGTCCTTGCTTTGCTGCTGCTCGGGTGAGGGCGCCGTGTTTTGCCTGCATTGCTAGCCCTTTAGGGTGAACAATGGTCACCATTGCGACAGCTCGGCCTTCCTCGTTGGTAAAGACCGAGACGTTTGTTGGTGCAGAAATGTCAGAGGCCACTGCATCTGCAGCGGCCTTGAGTGCGGGTTTTGACGTTTCCGATAGAACTTTTTGCAGTTCCGGCGACGGTGGGGTTAATCGGAGTGTGGGTCGTGGAGCCATCATCCCTCCTTGCGGGTCGCCGTGAACCGAGTGCCGGTCCTGGCCCGTTGGCGTCGAATAGGTGCCCAGACGAATGGAGTTTGGGTGACATCGAACCACTGGCCTCTGATTTCTACCTTGTCACCTCGCTGAATATCTTCAGCTGAATGAGTGAACACATCCCATGACAAGATCTCACCATCACGGCTTACCTCAGCGATCCCTTCCACGAGAGTTGGAGCAACCGCACATCGAGAGATCGTGCGGATTGCCGATGTATCAGGGATTACCGTGCCGGTTGGTGTCTTTCCACCATTCGGCCGGCGGTGGCGGATCGTATCCATGATGGGTTACCAGCTAGGACTTTCGCTTACGATCCGAAGCTGGAGTCTGACCAGTTGGGTCAGACTCTCCTTCTAAAGTCGCAGTTGCTTTCGGTTCCTCTGCGAGAACTGCGGCTTTCGCGTCAATCAGTCGCTTCGCGGTCTTGGCGTCGACGTCAAAGACATCGCCCTTGATGTATCGGACGTATCCGGCCCCGGCGCGGCGGTCGAGTTGATTCGCAATGAGTTTCAATTTTGGCATCTGATTCTCCTTCATTGGTTAAAGTTCGTTCCATGGTTTTTCTGGGTATCTGAGTGGTGGAGGGAACGACCAGCGTGGTCCTCCACGAACTAGGCCCAAGTAGTCAAGATGGGCGTCAGTGAGTTCGACTTCTCCCCAGAGCTCCGGTACTGCGATTTCACCGTGATAGCTGACGTTGTCGCTGTAAGGTCCGGTGGTCGTTCCCCATGAGGTCTTGCCAATGTCTTCGCCAATCAGAACGGCTTGTGCGACCATTGCGCGGGCAACTCTTACAGCTCGGCGTCGATTGCGACTTATCCCGATCCATGTTCCGGGGCTCCTGCCGGAATCAATGATGGCGTCTTCGATTTCATCAACTGCATCGGCTAGTAGTGCTGTGGCGCGATCTTTCTCTGCTGGATCAAGGGCTCTTGGGAGCCGCACCTCGAAGTCTTCCAAGCCGATCGTGATCATTGTGGCTCCCTTAGGCGTAGAGCGCGATTAGTTCGGCTCGGTCCTTTTCCAGTGCTTCTTCCTCGGGCATTCCTTGGTGGATTGCATAAGCTCGCCATTCATCGTCGTTGGCAGTCTTACGAGGCTTCTTCACTTCGTCGCTGTCCTGATTGGTGGTCTGCTTTCCGGGTTCGTCCGAAGACTCATCTGGGTCGGTGCTCTGATTCGCTGCAGGTGCGGAAACGTCATCTGTCGATGGTGTTTCTACTTTCTGATCAGCGACGTTGACTTTCTTCCGAACAGATTTTGCGGCGTTGACTGCGATCAATCGCTTTGCGTCAGCGTCTGATGCGTTAAGGACGTCGCCTGCGTATCGCAGGATTCGTGACCCGTCTTCTTGGCGCTGTGCCCACATCTTTGCGGTGATTTCAATGATTGGCATTAGACGATCACCCCAGTCAACCAGCATGCGGAATACGGCTCATCAATGCCGACGAATCGCATCTGAGACAACCGAGAGTTGTAGGACTCGTTATCTCCGCCAAGTGGGTCCCCACCTTGACCACGCATTGGGGTTGCTTCCAGGCGTCGTGGATCCTTGAAGAATCCTGGAGCGCCCTTTTGCAGGACCAACACTCGATTTCGGTTCATATAGCGAACGCCTAGGGCGTCCATGCCCATTGGCTGGGTGGGAAGCTTTCCGGTGTATCGGATTGATTCGTTGGACGTATTTCCGGTGTAGACGTTGTTCCACTTTTCAGACCCCACGAGCACTGGAGCGAGAGCCTTGTGGAGAACCACCATGTTTGGATCCCATGGTTCCTCGAGATCTTCAATGCTGACAGCATTGCCGGAGGCAACTGTTTCCATGGCGAGAGAGAGATCATAGCGAGGATCTGCGCCCTGCTGGTTCCATGCGACGGAAACTGGGACTTCCGGGATACCGACGGCCATCATCGCTTCCCACAATTGGCGCTCGTTATAGCGACGGAAGGTGTTGACTGCCTTGTCAACTCGCTTTGTCACCTCTTGGACTTTGTTGAAGTCCTTCATCTCTCGAGAGACTTCGATCTTATAGCCGACCTTCAGCGCACGGCCAGTGACGACTTCTCCAGAGGTTGGCGATGCAGTCGGGAAATTGCCGAACTCTGCGACAACTTCGGGATCGGAGTCAAGATAAGACTGGGTATTGCGCTCGAATTGAAATTCCATCGAGGTCGAAGTTCCACCATCGGTGAGAATATCTTCTGCTGGAAACTCATTCTGCAAACGCTCAAGAGCGCGGGTTGGGATGATCTCTGGATTGCTGAGCAGGTCAGAGACGTTGACTTCCCGGCGGTTGTCATCAATCGAAATTACTTTATTTACCATGATCTCTCCTTAGACGTAGAGGCGGACGCTGACGATGTTGTCAGCGAGGACTTCAATGACACGGCCAACGATTTGTGCTGGTGGCTCAGTTCCAGCAGCAGCTGTGACAGCTCCATCAGCCGCAGCAATGACAAGATCGCCAACTCCTGCGGTGCCGTCAGAAGTAACCGGTACTTGCGCTGGGGTGATAGCGACCGATGCGTGCGTTGGCTTTCCTGTATAAGGTGCGGTCTTTGGCACAGCGTCGATGATCGCGACACCGACGATCGTCTCGGATGCTGCACCTGCAGGCTTGATGCTGCGTGGTGTAGAACCAGCTTCAACTACTTGGCCGCCAACGACTGCTTCTTCTGCTTCATACGTGATCGGCCCTTGTGCGAACTTAATTGCAATTGCAGACATTGTTACTTCCAGTTCTTGTAGATTTCGGAGTCTCGGACATCATCCGAGGCTTGATACGATTCGTGGTTGTGCCCGACTTCTGCACCTGCCATGGTCACGATTGGAGTCATTGCTTCAAGATCCTCAGAGGTGAGGAGACCTCGTTCCATCTGGTCAATTGCACGGCCACGAGATGCCGGCATCAACTTTCCAGCGCGGACAGCGTCATCGACAAGGCGAGTGTTCTCCCGAGTCACCAGTTCTCCAATTCGCTTCTGGGTGGTGTCCCACGTCGAGGCATCGACAACTTTCATACCGAGGTTCTTTGCACGCGCGGCCACCGATGCCGAGGACTCGGTGTCCTGGCTTGAGGCAGATACAAGAGATTCAACGGCCGTGATGATTGATGCGGCATCAGCATCCGCTGACAATCCGAGGGCAGTGATCAGCGCTGTAACTTGCTCTGCGGTGAACTCCATAGTGTTTCCTACTTCCTCCGCTTCCGCGGCACTAATGTTTTGACGTGACTCATCCTTCGTCCAGGAGGCGGCCGATACTCGCTGCGACGCTGCAACGTATTCCCGCTTCACCGGCTGGGGATCTCCCCAGGCGATCGCTTCATCCGTGATTGTCAATGGAATTCGGTAAAGCTGACCAGATTCGTCATCCATGGCTATGGCTTCCGATGGATCAAGGAATAGCTCCTCAATCCACCACCACGAGTCCTTGCCTGGGCCTTGGTCGTAAAAATTCATGCGGACGTCTTCAACTGACGTCGACGCTGCAATTGTTTTTGGCATGATCCAAAATCCTTTCTGCGGTGTTTCTGATGCTGCGACGCCATACAGAGCAGCGACGTCGCGGATTGATTCAAGTGAGCTGATAGCTGGTGGGCTGACTCCCAACAGCGCTACTGCCGTGATTGCAAAGTCATGACGAGTACCGGCCTGGTCGACGAAGTCATACGACCCCTCAATCGATCGATTGGGATACGCCGATGGCATGATGTCAGCCAGCCATGCAGGAATCCCCTTCAGATCACCCACCAGCGTGGATCCATCATCAGACAACCGAATGTCATCAACCCATCCCACTGCCGGCTCCCCATCAAACCGAGGATCGACATGACCAAGCTTGATCACCGGTCGCGAGACCGACGGGGCCTGTGCCGCAACGACAGCAGCAGCTAACAGCTCAGGTGTCGCATCCCACGGCCCAGTCGAAGCTGGCCACTGCCCCACTTTGATGAGCTCAACATCTGGAATAGTGCGCAACACTGGCCTATCAGGAACAACAATCTGATCACTCATTCTCAGGCGCTCCTTCCTCTTCAGGCGTCCACTGTTGATCAGGAGGAGCCGTATCCTTGACCGGTGCTCCCAGATCGCGACGAAGCCACTCTTCAATCGATCGATCAGGCCGAATCAAGCCCGCATCAGTCAACGTCCGCAAGGCATTAGCAATCGAGAGGGAATCTGCCCTCAAGTCATCAAAGACAATCCGAGGTGCAGGTTCATCAGGTCCCCAGTTCCAATCGACCAGATCCTCAACGATGTGCTGATTCGCTGTGCTGCAAACCTCAGTGCCCAGGGAATTCTCCGCGATCGTATAAAGATCCTGGTGAGTGGTCGCAAGCGCGTAGCTTCCTCCCTTCCCATCGAGATTCAGGAAGTGAGCAAGCGCTACTCGCGCCATCTGACTGTCGTGATACTCAATGACTGGCCGAGCGAGCATCAATTGGCCAGTGGTGCCCCGCAGAGCAAAGTTCGATCCATGTGGCCGCGACATTCCAGCCGATGACCCGGCGCGATACGACTCGGTCATTTTTCGGCCTTTTTCGATTTGGTCTGGTGTTGCGCCTGGTGGGTTCTCGTAGTCTGGGACTCCCACTCCGTTTCGTTCGACAGCAAGAGCTTCGATTTTGAGCAGGGGTTGTTTTAGCGCCCAGTGAGGGTATGCAGGTCTGAGAATTGATCGGCCTGCCCAGCTGCCTCCTTCACGGCGATATGAATACGCGACGAGTCTGTTGACTGGGATTGTGGTTTTTGTTGCATCTGATGCGCGTATGACGCCGAGGCTTCCTGGCGGTTTCTGGTCGATGCTAATTAAGCCGCCGTCGCGAGCGACGTTGATTGCTTGGAGGGAGTCGGGCATTCGAGGCGCAATCTTGCGTAATCCCCATCGTCCTTCTGGGGTGACTTCGAGGACTTGTTCAAAGAACATTGCGCCGAACGGCACCATGAGGAGTGCGTGGCGTAGATGCTCTGCCCAGGAGAATCGTCGACGGCGGCGTGTTTTCTTGTGTTCGCCTTCTTTGCCGATGATTGGGAGGTCGAGCTGTTGTGCGATGAATTCTGTTACCTCATCGGATGCACCGTTTTGGTCTAGGCGCCACGTGGTGCCTTCAATAGGTAATGCGATCGCAGAGAGGACTGCCGCGATCTGGCTGTCTGTTCGCATTCGGTCGTATACACGGAGGCACTGTGGCCACTGAAGCTCAGGGATATTCTCAAATTCTCGGCCATACGCGTAAAAATTTTCTTGGCCACCATTGACGTATCCGACCTCTTGAGGTGTTGGGATTGCAATCTGGTCAGTCATCGTTGGTTCTCCTTTCACCACGTAATGGAGTTGAGTTCGTCGGTTGGTGAGATGGTGTTTTCTGCAAACGAATTGCTGTCGATGAATCCAACATCTGCAGGAGGTGGCGGAGGACTATCAAGGTTGTCGAGCGCCCACACTGCATTTGTCATTGAGACGAGCGGGGTGATGTCACCGTCTGATTTTCTGCGAGCCCATGCGATGCCGCTATCACCGATTTCACGCAATCGTGCGACGGTGATGGCGTCAATGATTCGCTGATCGCCATCGTGTGAAAACGTTTTGTCGTCGATGTGTTGCAGAAGACCATTAGTTCCTGACGCCACACGAGATGGCGTCATAAGTTCAGGCTCGATACCTTTCTTCTGTAACGGTCTGATCAGGGCTTCGGCTGCAGACTTCGGATCAATCACGACGGCAAGTGGATCGTTGAGGTCTACTGCTGACACGATGAATTTCACGAGCGTTTCAATGTTGGCTGGCCCGTGATAGCCGAGCTGTCCGTGAATCTTTGACCCGGCGCGGACTGCGACGCTGATTGCTGCGGTGCGGTCAATTCGATCATTGGAAAAGTCAACTGCGAGGCATGACTCGCCTGTCGGTGCTGCATCGAGGTTGACCAGTTCATCAAACCTGTCGAGGTCAATGACTAAGAGGTCGTCCTCAGCAAGTTGGTTGAATTCGAAGTAGTCGCCGATGCCCAGGGCTTCGACGTCGAAAGATTTTTGGCCGCGCGGTGAGTTCATGTTTCGCATGAGGTTTTTAATCTTTCGATCATTCTTCAGCACTCCAAAGGATGGGTTCGATAGCTTCCACGTCAGTGGATTTTCACGACCAGGGTTATCGTCCGGCGCCCTATATTCTGCTAAGTAGATTCCCGGATCTTCGCCAGAAAGCGCCAGTGCTCTCAACGATGAAAGCTGGACACCGTTTTGGTGAGCTGCTGATTCTTTATCGACGGCTGATGACGCATAGATAACCTGAGGATCCTTGGCCACATCTTGCGTTGGGCCAATGGATGCTACTTCATCATCAGTCGTGTCAAAGGCTTCGTCGTAAATCAGGGTGTCCACTTCATCAAGACCACGGCCAGCTTTGGGAGACCTCGTGCGGAACACGACCTGGCCGTGCTTTGGGTTTCCTTTGGAATCCAGCCGTGGTCGTTTCGCATTCGCGGGGCCGCGCAAAATGATCTTGGCTTCGCCTTGAGAGTTGTTGATCTTCTTCACGCGTTTGGCCAATGACGGTCGCATCTCGATCATCTTGATCAAACGCTCTGCAATCGGCTGCGCACTCTTCCACTCATGAGCTGTGTAAAGAATCGTCTCATCCAGGATGAACACTCGGTAGAGGATGATGTCTACCAGAATTTCGGACTTCCCATTTTGCCTCGGGACAATCAAGATACACGTCTGATGCACCCACGTGCCAGCCGGAGTCTTCATCGAAATCCCCAGCACGTTTCCGCACTGCCATGGCAACAACGATGACCCGGCGCGACGGCCAAGCTCAACGACTTCGCGCCCTTCCCGGTCGTCGCCTTCAGCCATGACTAAGTTCTCAGGTTCCTGGCGGCCCGTCAGCGTAGGCCATTTCTCCAAGCCCATCGAGAACATCTGCATCTGTGCTGACGTAGGCATCTGGCCACCTCGCTTTAATGGATCCAATGAGCTGGCGGAACACCGTCAGACTTTGACGGGCTTCGGATACAGCGCTATCAATCCGGAGTGTGAGTGTCTCTCCGGTGCTTTTGACTATTTGTGCCCACGTGGTCTCGTCGCCTGCGATGATCTTTTGTAGTTGATCGAGGCGGTCTCGTTGTCGGCCGGCTTCTTCACACAGTGCGATGTCGGCAAGGTCCATGCCTGGCTGGACTAGTGCCTCGTAGACAGCTCGCCCAGGTGCTCGGAGTCCTTCTCCCATACCGACATCGGCTCCAGCTCCCAGAGATTCATCAGCGGTTTGAGGTTCAGTCTCCATCGTTGGCTCCTTTTCATGCTGTTATCGCTCTCAGTTTCGAGACCTACAAAAATGGGCTGACTGGGCGCCGAGGACGGGTCAGGCCGGATACCGGTGGATATTTTTGGGTAGGCCCTCATTCGAACATTCATTTGCTGGATGTTGGCCACGAGAAGACCGTTGCAGCGTCGACGTGAGCGTCGTTGTTTTCGCTATCAGGCTTCGTCGCTGAGGGCTTTAGAGCGGGTCGTTGATCGTCCCTATCCCCTGCTTGCCTTGAGCTGTTACAAGAGAAATGAAGGAGCTTGTCTGCTATGAGGCCACCATGTGCTCTGGCTTCTCCATGGTCAGCTGCGAGGGGCAACCCATCGAAGTTGCGGGTCTTATCGTAGAACATAGGTTGACCGCACCACCAGCATGGCGTGCCATCGATATGAACAGCTATCAGCCTTGCTCTCTGCTTCTGATGATCCCAGCCAAGACCGCGTTCAGTCGTCGTCTTCGGCGTGGCCACCGCAGGTTGCCGGTCGTACCAGGCGGCCGCCACCGGCAGCATCACCCGTGGCCGCATCTGCTTGACCCGCTTCATCACCACGTCCTTGCCGGGGTCGACCACATGGATCGTGGCACCCATCGACTCGTAGCGAGCCAAGGTCGAGGCGGCCGGGGTCGAGTGAATAAGCCAGACGGTGACGTCCTGCTTCATCGCTGCCTCCAGGGCTGCGAGCCTGGCCGCCTTGGTCACCGCCTTGATCTGCCTGGTGTGCTCATGGTTGTCAGCAGGTTCCCCCGCCAGCGCGTTGGCCAGCAGGTCGTAGTCCAGGACCACATCACCAGCGCGGGCATGCTCACGAACGAAAGTGGACTTCCCAGCAGCAGGTGGGCCCGTGACCACATGTAACGTGGCCCGGCCTCCCGATACCTCAATGTCATCCTCATCGATGCCATCTACGACCGGATCGAAGCTGGTGATGATCTCCGCATCATGTGGCCACGAATGCCGACGGGCGTACCAGGAGGTCACCTGATTCTTCCGATACCCAGGGCGACCAGCAGCACACCGCTCCAAGGCCACAGCCTCACCGGGGTCAATCACCACAAACCGAGCACCATATGCCCGGTACTTCCGCTCGAGTTCAGCCGAGAGATTCGAGTGAATGATCCACACATCGCGCGTGGCCACCAACTTCAACGCTTCCTCAATACCCGCCTCACGAGCTGACTTCGACACCTTCTTCACCGCAGCCGCATGCGAATGCTTCGCCGGAGGCTTACCCGTCAAGGTGTTGGTCAGCGCATCAGAATCAAACCGTAGATCACCCGGCTTCGCGACGGTGGCCACCCACGTGGACTTCCCCGCCGCTGGAGCACCTGTCACAACCGTGAGGATGATGACCACCTCCAGACATGACAAAACCCCGAGCAACAATTAACTGCTTCGGGGTTGGATCTATCGAGCGTCAGCTTACCTCCTCTGGTGGCTGAAGTGGTAAAAGTTGCTGTCTTGCCTGCTCAATCACATCTTCAAAGCGAACAAGTAAACGCCCATCCGGAGTCTTCTCAGCTGGAATAACCCCCGCAGCAATCCACGATTGAACCTGCCACCTGCTCACCTTCATGCCTGCTGCTTGAACCCATCGCACAATCTCACGAGCAGTGCCGCTTCGATCTCGAACATCACGAGACCACGGCGAGATCCCAGGAACATCAACCACATCAATCAACAACCCGGCGATACCAAGCAATTCCTCCGTCATCCGCTCAAACCACGGAAGATCCAGTAGCAATGGTCCAATCTCACGGAGCCAATCTGTGCGAAGAAGAACACTGCAAGAATCCAGCCCCGAAACCTTTAATGTTCGCACCGCCTCCGCATACCACTTGCCAACGATCTTCTCGACGTCAACTTTCAAATCCACAATGCCTACTGCAAGCGGAGGGCGTGACCCCGGAACCCCTGAACCCATCCTCTCACCACCTACATTCTGAGCTGGAGTCAGAAGATCATCAAGGAGTCCAAACCTCTCCCGAATGTCATAAAGAGCTTGTCTAAAAGAATAAAGATCATTCATCACTAAAGACCTTTCTAAAAAGTTAAAGGTAGGTGGTTCTTAAAAGCTCGCCCGTCCCGTCCCGTCCCGTCCCGTCCCGTCCCGTCCCGTCCCGTCCCGTCCCGTCCCGTCCCGGTTCCTAGGAAACGACCTCCACCTCGCCTAGGCGAGAATTCACTGGCACCAATCCGGTTTAAGGCATGACAAAAGAAACGACGTCAAGATTAAATCTCAAAACGAGTGGAACAGGTCACTGAAAATTCAGTACAACTGTTCCACCTGCAACATCGGTTCAAGCTGGAAAAATAGGCTACTTTGGCTCAGTTCTGTCGAGCAGGTCTACAAGTAGCCCATTTATCGGCGGCGAACACGACGACGGCGTTTCCGTGCGGGGTGAAGATCCTGCACATTTGCGGACTCCTGATCGCGCACGTGCGATCGTGATGGAGGCTGCGGATCTCGCTCTGGCTGGTGGCCAGATAGTTCCTGGTGCTGGTGAGTAGCAGTGGATATAGAAGAGGTCGCCGAGCTGGCTGCCCGGCGCGGTTGTGCCTCTTGCGCTGCTCGACCTGTGGACTCGACCTTTAGGGAGTCCGTGGACTCGACTTTGTGGGAATCCGAAGGGAACTGCGGGGAACTCTCTGGCTGGCGGCCAGTTGTCCCTGAAGGCGGGGTGGACGGTGATTTAGGGGCCGTTGCCCTGCTGGCGGCAGGGGCCGGATGGGCCTCAACCGAATCTGTTAATGGATTCGGGATTCCCATTTGTTTAGCTGTTCGGGCTGTGATGGTTGGCCAGCGTTTTAGCTTGTCGAGGATCCAGTCGTCATAGATTGGGTTCTCGGGTGGCTCCATCAGTGGTAGATCTGATTCTGAATCGTCGGCAAATGCTCGGGCGCTGTTGGCGCCGCGTGATGCTACGACGTAGTTGTCGGGGGTTGTTGGCTCATCGGGTTCTCGATGGTCGTAGGTTCCTCCGTTGTCGTTCTTGGTGTCTCGGAAGTTGATTTGCTCGCCGGTGTATCGGCATTCTGCTCCATCGCGTAAGAGGACGGGGACGATTAGTGAGCCGTTGTTTCGGTCACGTTTCCGCTTTGCGTCCATGATTTTCTTGTTGCGTTTGATGATGTGGAAGAGGCCTTCTTCATCATCTATGAGCTTGTAGACTTTTGATTCGTCTTCGGTGATGTCTGTGAGGACTCCGATGTTGATCATGATGTCAATGAGTGGTCGGGCGCGTTCCATGCCGAGCTCGCGGATTGCTGCTCCCCAAGGGACGATGTAATCGCTTTCGGTTTGTGCACTCCATTGTGCGAGTGCGAATAGTGCTCCTTTGACCTCGATTTGGAGACGTGGGTCTCCTGCATCGGCGGCAATCTCCGTGAGTTTCATAAACGACGGGTGACTGTTTGCTCTGTCGGACCATTTGACCCATGCCATTAGACATCACTCCCGGACCGGGGCTGGCTAACAAGCTGTGGGTGCATTGGATTCCTTCAGGGGTTAATAGTTGGTGGAGAGGTGGGGAGCGTGATGGCGGTGATGCAGATTTCATGTGCTCTCTACATCTCCAGGGCTTAGCTCGGGTGTGTTGGTGCTTTGGGGCAGGTTCATGGTGTTCTCCTTCGATACAAGGCCTTGAGGTGGTGGGGCTTTGTGTTTACTCGGATCGTTTTGTGGGTTTTGCCAAGCTGCATGAGCTCCACATATTCAGCTGTTTTGGAGGAGTTCCGATTTTCTTCTATGAGTTCGGCGAACTCAGAAAGCGCCTCTTGAAGCTGCCGGACTGCTCGATTCCACTCCTCAACTAACGGTTGGAGAGCTTCAAGAAGATCGTCTAGAGCTTGGCCTATCGCGTATCCAAGGTCCGCAAATTTGATGCGTCCCTCGTTCATCGATAGCTCCGAAGGTTGACGCTTTCGAACTCTTTCGACATCTTTTCGGCGTCGTCTTCGCTGAAGTCCAGTCCCAGACGGTCAGAAATTTGCAGCACTGCGCTCAGGTCAATCCCTTTGAGATATTCCTCTGCAACCGCACGGTGTGTTTCATCCTCTACGGAATCCACGCTCACGATCTGCAATGAGGCAAGATCAGCTGGCAACTTCGGCGTCACCATCAAGGTTTTCGCGACGCGTAGCGCCAAGTATTTGATGTCCTTTTCCGGGACACTCTCCACGTCTCCGGAGATCCAATCGCAAATCCGTGAAAACGCTGAGCACTCTGAAATATTCATGACTTCTCCTACTCAATTTGTTTTCTTTAAGTCCGGGGAAAACCTCGCAAAGATGGGGTAACAATCTCTGCACAGCCCCTCCCCTACATGCGGCTTCCGTCTTTTATCTTCACGATTGTCGTGAACCATTTTTTGGGGAAGAAGACTCTCTCCACACCCCATGCAGACTGATTGAAGCTCTCTTCGAGGTTGTGCCTTATATCCGACATCGGAGTATCTCGCGGCAACTACTCCATCGATCGGGATTCCCTGTATTTCGTGGTCAGACAGCATGCGCTCACACTCACGAATCAATGGACAGCGTTGACATGCCACGCGAGCTTTCCTGTGCCGGTTAGCCATCGCTTCAGCTGATTCACGCGGTCGACGTGACTCCCACAAGGACGGAGAATCAGCTGCGGCCTCAAAGCCGGGTTGAGCGCACAACCCATTGAACTGCATACCGCTACCTACGTTGCAGAGGTGGGATCTGCTCCCACGATGCGAAGACTCGGAATTTCTTCATTCACGTCGACATCTGTAGCTTCTGGTTCTTCCTCGGAAGGCATATCGAAGAGTGGCTCATCATAATCGGCGCCATGATCCTCATCATCGAAACTCGGTGCCTCTGATTGCTCAGCATTGTGTGGCTCTACTGGCTTCGGGATTCGTGCCATAGAGGTCGCAGGGCCGCAAAGAATTGAGGTTTTGGCTTGCTGGGTATCGCTCTCAATCTCCATGGCTTGAAGAGAGATGTCCGCTTTCAAGATGCTGGCTACTTTTACGATCCGATTGATTTGATCAACGGATACCTGCGCCATTGCATCTAGTGGAAATGATGCCGATGGATCAACTACGTCAGCCACATTATCTGGTAGCTCATCAGTCGTATTTCGGAATTGCTCCAGTGGAGAGAGCCCCTTAACATCTAGTTCGTCAGCACGGGAGTATCGCACTTTTTCAGCGCTGAGATGCACCGAATACATCGGTTGATCCTCCAGTTCAACACCTGCATACGACTTCGTTTTAAACACTTGCAGGACATCTTCAACTTGTTTCTTTGTCAACTCAAAACCCCGGTCACGAGGATAATTTTCTGGTGGCACGTCTATCCACTGAACTGGGACTTCAATCGCAAGTGCATGATTTGGTACCAACGCCGAGACAATCACCTGCTCAGAATCAGTATCAAGATTTACTCTGATCGTGGGGTGATCCTTGTCAGTGAACTGGATCGCTGCTTTTAACGCCGCAAGCCATGACCATGCGTACACGACAATGGTTGATTCTTGTTCAGTGCTCACGGTGTGCTCTGGTGAGGTCATCTTCCTTGTCCTTTCTTTAGGTCCTCAATGAGAAATAGTTGGTTAGATGCAGGCGCTTTCTCCGGTTTACGGATGATCCATTCAGCCAATTGGATCTTCCGCTTGTCTGGAAGCTGGCTCCACAGCCGGTCTGCATCCTCGGCAGTTATGGGGTTACTCATCGCGACTTCTTTGCTTCATCAATGATTTGCTTCATCTTTGACTTCACACCCGCAGGTATCGGGGCACCTCCACCAACAGAGCGAGTACCGCTACACACCGCCTGGTGTGCCAAGAAAAGCAGCTCACCGTCGGCGATGGCCTCCACACGCTCATGGATTGTCAGGCCGACTGCCACCCGGCGCGCGGTGCCGTCTGGTCGGTGGGTGACTCTGAGTGCGAAGGTGCCGCGTTTGGTGTCTGATCCTGGGTCGAGTGGGATGAGTCGGCCGGCTTCGGTGTGGATCCAGAAGATTGGTTCTCCGCAGAATTTACAGAAGTGTGTTCCGGCCATTGGTTTCCTTTCTTAGCGTTTTGATCTTCGTTTGAGGCGTGCGAGTTCTGTTTCGCGGTGTTTGAGGATTCGTTTGTGGGTTTGCGTGATGACACTCGAGAGCTCTTGGTATAGGAGCTCTTCATCGACGTTGAGGCCGATTGCGGTCCAGGTGGCTGCGATCTTGTTGATGAAGTCGTGTGTGGCGTCATCGATGGCTAGCCATGCTGCTGTCTCATCGTCGTGAGGCGTAGAGGACATCGTCTTCCTCCTCTTCGATGAGGAGTCGGTTTTTGGATTCGAGTGCGGCGATTCGTGCTGGTGTTGATTCCAGTTTGGTTCGCATTTCCTCGAGGTCATTGAGGAGTTGTCTGTGGTCGCTGATTTCTTCCTCGAGGTCATTGAGGTCGTTATCCATGGCGTGGTTTGCTTTGCGTAATTCTGTGATCCAACCTGCGAGGTGCCAGATGCAGATGCCATAGATGACGGTGACAGTCAGGAGCAGGAAGTACAGGAGTGCGATGGTGCTCATGGTTTAGATCTTTTCTGCGAGTTTGAGTGAGTAGTCGATCGCTCGGAGTGTGACGTCGGGTTCTTCGTCGAATTTCTTGAGTCCGCGTCTGAGGTGCGTTCTGATCTTTCGGATCCGGTCTTTCAGGTCCTCGTTCTTGCGGAGCAGTTCTGCTTCGATATCGGTGAGTTGGTCTTCGAGGACTGCTGGCTCATCGATGGGGTTTGGTTGGGCAGGTGCAACTTGAGGTTTCCGGAGGTCCTCGATCATCTTCTTCTGCTTCTGGACTAGCTCGAGAAGGTTACTGTTCTCGGTTTCCATGCGAGATTGTGCGGTTTCAGCAGTTTCTCTCGTCTTCTGAAGGTCTTGTTCAGATGCACGAAGCTTCTCATCGGCGATGTGAGCTGCAGTGGTGTGATCTTTGACCGCTTTCTGCAGCGTCTGAATCGTGGCCTGGGCGGATTCGAGCTCACTGATCACCGATGATTTAGGGCTTTGAGGTTCAGGTGGCCGTTTTTCAAGGTCTTCCATGCGTGTGGCGAGGTACTCGATTGCCCCTCTGTTCTCGATGCGTTCGGCAGCGTAGAACGCCATCATCGTGGTCGCAGCATCAACGACGTCTTCCAAGACATCGTTGCGTGATAGGTCGGTCATAGTAAACCTCCAAGGATCAGAATTATAAGAACAATGAGTAGTGCGGTGATATGCCATCGGAAGGGGGCAATGCCCGCCCACGTTGGTGGTTGTTGGCGTCGGTGACGTCCTGGACGAGAGGTCATCGCTTCCTCCTTGAAGAGGCCGCTGAGGCAACAGTGATGCGATCTGCGATCAAGCCGACCCATACGACACCGGAGCCATCGCTTTCCATCTCAATATCGATGTGCGGCACCAAATCGGCCGGCAGAGAATTGCCGTTGATCCGAACATCGCCATGTGACCCGTTCGACGCTGTGGCCACCTTGATCATCGTCTGCTTGACAGGCGAAGAATTCGTTACTTTTGGCTGTTCAGGTTTCGCTACTCGTTCCTCAGGTTGAGGTGCTTTCGGAGTGGTTTTCTTAGGCATGTTTGCTGGTGTGGTCATGGGATTTGGTCTTCCTCAATTGGTTTGTGGACAGCTCGAATGGTGGGATACCCGATCACGCGGGGCAGCTCTGGACGAACTGGGTACTCAACTGTGATGGCGGTTTCGGTATGGAAAAGGATCCTGGCTGGGGTATCCACTCTCGCGGTGGTGATCCAAGTGAATCCCTCATCGATGAGGCCAATGAGCTTTTCTTGATCAAGTCGTTCCCGAATAGGTTTCGTAATCATTAGGTGTTCGCCCTCGCCTCTCGCTCGCTATGATCCTGGGCATCAGCAAACTGCAAGAGCTGCTCAGCAAGACGCCTTAACCTCTCCGACGGAATATCCTCATCTTTCGACAACAAGCAACTGCCTGCATCACTGACTGCAAAAAGCACAATCTGCTTGGATCCAGCGATCTTCTTCCACCTACGAAGACCCGCGCTCAACGCACTGGTCATCATTTGGGCTTCGAGGAACTGAGAAAATAGATTCATTACGCCGCCCTCCTGGTGCGTCGACCGTCCACCATGAACCGAGCTGCATCACGGATTGGAATTCGCCACGCTTCACGAGGAGCCTTCCGGCGCCTGGTCTTGATCGACCCGTCATCGCACCAACGGCGGATCGTCTCAGGATGATGACCTGAAATCTCAGCCATCTGCTTGACCGTGAGAGCAAGCGTTCTGGGATGGACTTCCTTGATGATTTCGACGGCTTCATCAAGTTCTGACTGCGTCATGCTAAAATCTCCTTAAACTTTTCAAAAGGTTTTGTTCCTGCAGTGTGGATTAGGCGTCCGCTGCAGGTTCTTTTTTTATTTGTGGCCCGCCTAGACCTGTGCATCGCATTTGCTTCAAACGCCTGTGCCTGACGATGTTTCGTCGTACTCTTCGGATATGACCGAAAAAACTTTCACCCTTGACGTCAACGGATATACATACGAGTTGCCCTTCTGGACGTACCCCTGGGTCAAGCAAGCCATTCGAGATCTTCGCGAAGGTGGTGTACCTCTTCGCCTTATAGGACCCGGCACGATGGAGCTGTGGATCGATCACAGTCATGATGTTGATTTCATCTTCGCTGATCCCTTTGATCCCGAAATCCCACAAGGCCTTACGAAGAAGCAGTTTCTGGAGTACCAAGACATTTTTGACGGTAAGTCGGAATACGGTCATCGTGTCCTTGACATCCACGAGGATGACGGGGAGCCTATCTTCATCGAACTCGACGACCCTGACATCCGCTAGCGGTGCACCTTTCACCCTCAACCGAGTAAGCATCACTGGGACCTCCGCTCTGCTGAATTATGAAGCGGGCCTACTGCATCAGATCGGAATGGAAGATCGAGTCCCATGACCTGGTTCGACAACTCACGCTGGATGTACGACTGTCGCGGATACTCTTCCACTGGATCCTCGACGACAGTTACTGTGACTTCACAAAGCTGATCATCGGTGTGAGCTCCGCCAGAAGCCTCACCTTGATCAGATGAATCCTCTGGCTCCAGGGCGTCACCATCGGGAGCAGGCTTTAGAATGGCGGACGAATCTTCCCATTCACCAAGGTCAACGCCTTGGAATCCAAGCTTGCCCAACGCAAGACCTGCTGCAACAGATAGCTCATCTGTGGATGCTTCCTGATGATCCACCATCTCGGTGATGATAATTCGGCCATTAACCACGCGGCCGATGCGGAACGAGTACATGCCACCGATGCGGGGATTCGGCGTAGCCATCTCCCATGCTTGGATACGCGTGTCCCACTCGATCTCAAAACCATCGACTTCATAGGTCGGCGCGAACATCTTCACCTTCGGTGCCCGCACGATGCGGATACGTTGTTCTTTCATTTCTCTATTCCCAACTCTCTATGTCTTTAGCGGATATGCTCCTCAGTAGGGTTGCTACCTAGATAAGGAGGTGAATTGAATGAACCTAAATGACTTTGACTACTCTGGAATTTCTGCTGACGAAGCAATCAATGGCCGCGTCTCAACGCTCATTAGCTCTTGGCATGCAGTTGCTAAAGAAGCAGATTGACGGACTTGAGCTGAGGATCAATCTCAAGTAGTTGATCCACCAATGCCCGCTGGGCATATGACCCACTCGCATACTCTTCAATTGGAATTTCGATGGTGTCCCTTGGTGTGTCTGCACTGAGGGACTCATCCCTATCCTGAAAATCCTTCATTTCCCTCTTCTCCTCCCGGCGCGGTTATGCCGCAACGTCTTTGACTGTTCCTCGGTCAATTCGGTCTGCCACTTCGAACGCGTCATTGAATTCGACTGGCAGGTTTCGAATCACCGCAGCGATGAATCGTGGTCCTGCTTCGGCGAGCCCTCTGGCTTGTCGACTGATCGTCGAGGGCTGACATCCGATACGCTCAGCCAGTCCAGCTAGACCTCCTGATTCCTCGAGCGCATTCTTGATCCAGTCCTTTCGGACCAGGATCGTTGCCAGTTCGGCCATTGAACCCTCCCTGTTTGTAGCTACACAAGCACTGTTTGTTTGTGAACAATTCTTAAGTTACATGATTGTTTGTTTGTGCGCAAGGGATTGTTGGATTGTAGCTAACTATTGCATATTTGCGCGTGCGCAACTATGGTTATGTTTCATGAAAGAGACCCGATGGTGGAAGTTCGTTCAAGACCTAATTGGCCAAGACACCTACCGAGATGCCGCAAGAAAAGCAGGCTTTGACCAAAGCGCCTTTTCTCGATGGAAGCGTGGCGCAGTGGCAGACCCTGCCTTTGTTCTGAAACTTGCTCGCGCCTACAACACAAATGTGCTCAACGCCTTGGTGGAAGCTGAATTCATCACTAAAGAAGAAGCTCAGCTCAAAGAGGTGTCTGCGAATACGGATCCCCGAGCAATTCCCCACGAGACGATTTCATCTGAGGTTGAACGACGACTCCTGCAACTAAAGGCACTGGAGTCGGACGAGCGCCAATCAAGCTCCAACGTCAGCTACCTACCCAACCGCGTCGAACACTCGGGGGCACCCGATGTCGACACCGACAACTACGGTGAAGACGCTGACTCATTCGAGCCAGAGCGCTATGTCGCAAAGCGGAAGAAACCTGAACCTAGCTTGGGAGATGATGATTTCGGAGATGGAGCTTAAACTCGATCAACTCGCACGTGAGCTGAATGTGCGAGTCCTCCCCGACCTTTCCGGCGAGCTAAACGCTACGGACATTGCAGGCTGGTTCCCCCGCTCCCGGCGCGTCCTCTACCGGCTAGGAATGTCTTTTTCTGAGACCATTTGTGCTATCGCACATGAGCTAGGGCATGCAGCCTTTGGGGACGAATACTCCGAAGACCTCCTCAGAGATAGCCGTCAAGAGGTGCGAGCGGATCGATGGGCAGTGGGCGTACTCATAAGCAAATCTGCGTACGAACACGCTGAAAGGATCGTAGGATCACATTCAGGTGCGTTAGCAGCAGAGCTGGACGTCACTGTGGAATTCGTAGACATTTGGAAAAGTCTCCACGAAAAGGCCGTTATTTAATAAGCATGCCCCTACTAGAAAGCTGGAAAATATGGGAATCTTTGGACCTGACTATCCTCTGTGGGGTGTCTCCAAGAGCTTCATCAAAGGCAGGGCTTCAAAGCTTCAGCCTTACTACTCTAACCTGCGCCAGGTGGTAAACACTCTTCCGATGGATCCGGACGAAGGGGTGTACTTCGATGCTGAGCTAGTGCCCGAGCGGGACAATCCTGAGTCACCGTTTTCCATCTCCTTACGGTGGAACGGATTTACTCTTGGCTATATGTCGACGCGTGACTCCGTCGACTTGTTTCCCGAGATCTCTCGAGTTGCCTCTTCTGGATATACTCCGACGACTCCGGCAAGGTTATGGGGTTCTCCTGCACAGGATCGTTTTCGGCTTGATTTTTCGAAGCCGAAGGCGGGTAGTGCGGTTCCGTTAAATGGCCCACCTTCGGAACCGTTTGTGTTGATGCCAAATGGTGCTGCATTGCAGGTTCAAGGTGAAGAGAATCATCTTGATTTCTTAGCGCCGTATGTTCCTCCGAGTGGATCGGGGCGTGTGTTATTGACCTTAGTGAAGCCTGAAAAGTCTGAGGCATACGAGGTTTTGCTTGATGATCATGTGGTCGGATCGTTGACGGCTGTGACATCGAAGAAGCTGGCGGAACCGTTTGATCGGTTTACGGAGCGCGACTTGGGCATTGGTGTACGTGGGAAAATCGCGGGGAATGATCTTGACTGTCAACTAACAGTGAATGTGGCGCGGGCGAATGAATTCACGCAGGAGGATCTTCAGGCTTCGGAAACTGTGATGCCTGAGTTGAAACCTTTTTCTACTGACGGGTACCCGCTACCGGTGGTGTGGGGTGAAGACGAACCTGATTGGTCCTTGATGGTGTGGCCTGATGGGACCATCGTGGAGGATGACGTTTCTTCAGTTGCTTCTGAACCCAAACACATCCAGCAGAACGAAGCGGACAAAGCTGCAACCATCGATCAATATTCCCATCCTGAAATACCTTCGCCACCTATCAAGGCCGCTGAACCTCAACAAATCCAAGAACCTACAATTGAGCCATCATCTGAGCCTGCTGAAGTGCCGGTCTATCATCAACCATCACAGTGGCAAAGGCAACAGCACACCAACGAGTCATTTGTTTCACCCCATCAGAACACTCCATCTCTTGAGGTCCCGGTCACTGGCTCTCCGAAGCCCGTTGCGAAGTGGAAGCCAATTCTCGCTTGGGTCGGAATTGTCTTCGGCATCATTGGTCTCTTAAGCTCGCTCACCTCTGGGGACCTCATGGAAACGGTAGGCGGATTCTTCATCTCTCTATCGATGCTTGGTCCCGGAGCCTGGTGGGTTTACTGCAACTCACAAGACAAGAAGACCCTTGAGTTGCATACCGAATCATTGAAGAAGCACTATGAGCTCTCAAACCTCCTGAGAGAAACTGACCCTACAGTAGCTGCTGGAATGACCCCACCGGAGCAACCAAAACTTCAGTCTAGGCGTTGGCCAGTAGTTGCTGCTGGAGCTGTAATCGCGATCTTCATTGGTGGATTACTTGTGCCAACAGAAAGCGAGATGCCTGCAGAGAGCTCAATTGAATCTACTGAATAAGTAAAGACCCTCCACACCTGACAGCTTGGCGGCAGAACAGGTGAAGAGGGGAACCATCCAACCATCACTAATGACAATCAGACAGGATAAGTGTATCAACTATGGGCAGCATCAAGCCCTACGAAACAGCCAAAGGCACCCGATACCGGGTCCAATACACCGACGCAGACGGAGCACGCCGCCAAAAACGCGGCTTCCTCACCAAAAAACAAGCCGAAACCTGGGATATCGACAACTCAGCAGCCCTCCAAAAAGGCTCATGGATCAACCCCGAACTCGGCAAAACCACCATCGGCGAACTATCCACCACTTGGATCGCATCACTCAACCACCTCAGCGAAGGCACCGCCGAAGTCCAAACATCAATCTGGCACACACACGTCGAACCACGATGGGCCACAACCGCCATATCCACCATCAAGCCAAGCTACGTCCAAGAATGGATCTACGGCATCGACCGCTCAGCATCGATCGTTCGCCAGGCACACTCATGCCTCGCCCAAATCCTCGACATCGCCACACGAGACCGACTCCTCCTCGACAACCCAGCCCGCGGCCTGAAGCTCCCCCGTAAAGCTAAAAGCCCACAAGTCTTCCTCACCTTCACCCAAATCCGACGCCTCGCGGAACTAGCCGGCACCAAAGGTGTCATGGTCTGGATCCTCGCAACCGTCGGCCTACGATGGGGAGAATTCGCAGCACTTCGGCCACGTGACGTTGACCTTGTACGCGGACGATTCCAAATCGACAGAGCCGTTCAAAAAACCACAAAGCATGGCCTCATCTTCGCCGAACCTAAAACCCACGAACGCCGCTCCGTCGCAGTCCCCCGCTTCGTCTGCAACCTCCTGGAGCCAATCCTCGCAGAAATCGACGACCCCAACGCGCTCATCTTCCCCGCCCCACGAGCAGGAGGACCCATGCGCACACCTGGACACGGAGGCTGGTTCGAAAAGATGGTCAACGAAGCACTCGCCGAAGGCACCCTCCCCGAACGCATCACACCACACGGCCTCCGCCACGTCGCTGCCGGCCTACTCGTTAGCGCTGGCGCCCACGTCAAAGCCGTCCAACGACAGCTTGGCCACAAGAACGCAGCCATGACACTAGACACCTACGCGTCACTGTTCGACGGCGACCTTGACCATATCGCCGAGACGATCGACGCCATGAACCTCGACGAAGCAACATCACCAAAGCAAGACGACCTAGACGTACCCGACCCGATGGCACTCGCCGTTGTCTAACCTCTTTATTTCGTGGTGATAATTCGCACAATACGTGCTTTTATCACCACGAAATAAAGTTTCACTTATCCGGGAACCAAACGGACAGTTTCGGAGTCTAACCTCAATATGATCTTCCTAGACAACGACGACGACTGGATCCTCGCACGCACCCGGCGCGAACTCGCAGAGTGCCTGCTCGCTTACCTTGACCTTGAACAGCTTGATGGTCTTCTTCGGCTCGCTGCCGCTGCTCTTGATTGCAGTATCGATGACCTTGCCTTTGTTGAAGAATAGTAAGTCTCGTCTAGCTAGATCTACTTAGCCCCTTTTCCCGCACTTCAGGTTCCCCGACCACAAAAAGGGGTAGTCCTGTTTATTCCTGCGTGATCCTGCCTATTGTGTAATACGATTTTTGCTACCTGTTTTCACAATTAGTTAGCGAGGAAATCTAAGTGCCACGACGTAATCTCACTGCAACCAAAATTTGGGTTCATCCACGAAGGAAGGTAAGTACCCTAATCAAGCTAGATGAGATTCCCGGAAAAGATGAACAAAAGCACGATTATCTATCGCTTTTTTATGGGTTCGCTATGGAAGTCACACATTCCCACCTTCACAACTCTCAAAGAGAACAATGGACAAATGTTCTTGATGTTCCTGCCCCCAGAGGTCGAACGGTCCTCATTGAAACTGAAACTGGAAAGTACGGAGAAGAAGGCACTGCGGTAAACATCAATACAGGCCTCAACGATTTTGCATACAGTGCAGATCATTCGATTCAAGTACGCACTCATGGAATGCTCGTGGTCCCTAAAGGCGAACAATATGCAATCCTCTTTCAAGAACGATCAAATGGCCGGTGCGGAGTTGGACGTCTTCATGAAGTATTCGTAAAAAGATTCCAAAGCACTTTTCCCAAGCTGATGGTCAAAGCAACTCCCGTATTGGAATCTGAAGCTTGGCTCGATGCCGCAGAACTAATGGAGATTCAAGTCGAGGTGACAAAGCCATCTTCAGATGAAGCCGACTTTGATATTCCGGCACTTTCACAAGCAACCTTCTCATATAACATTCGACCATCCAGTGATCAAAAGGCGCTGCCGAGGAAAATTTATGATCAATTGATGGGGCGCAATATCAAACCAGGACAGTTGATCGGGCTCTCAAAAGGCACTGAAACAGGAAAAACGATTGTCACTTTCGCCAAAGATGGCAGACGCAAGAGTTTTGAACTTCACCATGAAAATCAGCCGGTCGCAAGTATTCTTCTCACAGATCACGGCGAAGATGCCCTTACTCAACCGCTAATCCGTGGTCGATGTATCGACGAAGCAGCCGAATATTTCCCCATGATGGGCATAGAATGGAATGAGAAAATGGCTCACGGAGACTGGAGCCAAGATCAATTAGATGTGAGGACGGTGAAACCGGATGACGAATAAACTTAGTCCCATACCGGTCATAAAGTCTCACTTAGATACACTTCGCGATGCCCAAACTAATAAGGTGATGATCAGTGATTATGCAACCTCGTATGGCATTCCAATTATCTTCGGTGGGTACTCATGGTGGCGTGAATTTCAAGCCAAAGATGTAGGGTCATTCCTAGGTGGTATCGCGGTCTTTGCTGCATTGCTTTTCGCACTTGTCGTGTTTGTTTTTCAATTAAGGATCACTGCAGGAAATGATCCTCGGACAAGTGATAAGGACCGTCTCTTAAAGCTTCTTGACCAACTTTTCGCCAATGTGAGTTATGCGGTTCTAATCGGCTTGGCAACTACTTTCCTCGGGATAGTCTCAATTTGGCTTACCGATGAGGAAACTGGTGCACCGGTATGGCTCAGCGTATTTCTCGTTATCGCTGTCACCCACCTCGTTTTGATAATCATGATGTGTCTAAAGAGAATTAACTCTGCCTACAGGCGATTATCTAAATAGCTTTCTGCTCCGAAGATTTTAGACTCGAGCCAAAAATGAGCCAAAACTAAGGTTTTATCAACGTTTTGCCTGTTCAGAACAATAACGCTCTAGGTTCGAGTCCTGGTGGGGAAGCTTTTTCATTCCCTGACCTGCTGATTCTTTCAGCGAGTTGGGGATTTTTTGTTTAAAACGGCTTGAGATGTCGTGGAATCGTCGTGGTTTTTGAAAGCCCCCGATTAGGGTATGTAGCTAGAGACGACAGACACAGAAATCTTCAGCCACGCGAACCGAGTGATAGCACACTTGAACATATCGAATTCTCTACCAGCTCGAGGCGTCATGACTCTCCCCACCCCTCCACATTCCACCAAAGGCAGTTCAGGCCGCATGAAACGAATGGCCCTTATCGGCTCCTCGCTCATTATTTCCATGGGACTTATTACTGCGTGCGGTTCGGCCGCTGCAGAACCCGAAGCCCCTGCACCAACAGTTACCGAAACTGTAACAGCCACGGTGACAACCACAGCTAAAGCCAGCACGATCACCTCGACAGTGACGGAAACTACCTCCGCGGAAGATATTGCCCAAGAAATTGTGGAACCAGCGGCCGTGGAGGAACATTCAGAGCCTCAGGTAAATACGCCACAGCAGTTTGCGGCCATCCCGGAACCTGCACCGGCGGTTGCACCAGCTCAAACGTATTACGCCAACTGCGCGGCAGTTCGTGCGGCGGGTGCAGCTCCCCTTTATGCGGGATCACCTGGATATAGTTCCAAGCTTGATCGCGAGGGCGACGGAATTGCCTGCGAATAA